CAAAAGCGCCTAACATAAAAGACATAATTATAGTTAAAATCCACTTTGCTGGGTAGTATAGAAAGCGGAAAGAGTGTCTCAAATAAGCAAGTACTAAGCCTACAATAATAACTTGGAGGACAAATGCAAGAGCGTTGGCAAGATTGTCTAAGAATTTCATAGCTGTTGTGTTAAATTGTTATAGGTAAATATCAGACCTTTTATTGGAAAAAACAACTTTCAATAACAATTAAACACACTGATACACACCCTATTGTATAATAAGCTGTGTATCAGTTGATTTATTTTTTTGATGCTTTGCTGTAGGCATCTTCTTCAGCTTTTCGCTCTTTCGTCTTTACATCAGCTAGTTTCAGATAGTAGTATCTTCTCAACCAAACTGGTAAATTGTAAAGCTCTTTGTAGGTAAAGCCCATTTTTCCGTAATACATCAGATCAAAGATCTGGTCGAACAGATGGGGTCGATATTCAGACCCCAGGCCAAAAAAAGGACACGTCGATCGGCACCTGGATCTTCTCATTTTCGTGACCACAATGGGGACAAACAAAACTAAAAGTTGTGTCTATCTCCGGAGTAACTTCTTTTAAAAACTTACGTAGTGCAAGAGAGTCTACAGCTAGCATGCTCTTTACTGCATTACTAATAGTCATTCTATCTTCATCACCATCTACTGCAACTACTGCCTTTTTTAATCTGGTAGTTAATTCGCTATCAACCCCAGTTAATGCACTAAGTTTTTTCAATCCTTTCAACTCTTCTTCTACTGCCTTTTCATCTGCATGAGTTAAGAACTTTAATGTTAGATTCTTTTTAGATGCCGGAAGTGTGAATGTGAAAGTATTTTGACCTTTTGTAAAGATACTAAAGTCAATGTCTCTTGATTCAAACTGAGTTAGATCTGCTACGTGCTTAGATTTTTCACCGCATGCTGGACAAGATACCTCTACTTCGTAGTCCTTACCATATCCTAACACTCTAGCTGCAATCATTAGTGCATTTTTATCTGCAATAAGAAGTTCATTATAGTTGAATTTATCAACAATTAGAGCTTGAAGTAGCTTATCAATAACCACTCCCTGTTTAATAAGGTTTTGTGATGTGAGGATATCCTCTTCTCTAGCGGTCATGTACCTCATCTCAATCTTGCCTGATGCAAGTGGATGTCCTTCTGGGTAGAAATATCCTTGAGAAGGTAGGTCAATAACTTCGGTTGGAGTGTCTGGTGTAGGTTCTTTTGCTACACCTGAATAGTTGCCAGTAACCATAGCCTTTAGCTGATCATCTGAAACTTGTGATACTTTTGTCATGTATATATAACTTTCTTATAAATATAGGTAAAAAAGAAAACCAGCTCTTTCGAGACTGGCTTTCTTCAGGTTATTTTTAATATTAATACTCGAGTACCGCGTAATCGATTGCTAAGGTGAGTTGGATCTCAATTTGAGTTTCTGTTGCCCAATCCATATCACCAAAGTTAGATGTTTTGATAAATGCACCCCATAAGGTCCATCTTTCTACTTCATCACCTACTGGACCAAGAACGTCTATAGTCAAGTTGTGTTTATAGAATTGTGCATATCCATCACGACCAGTTACTGATTCATGTGCTGTACGAACCCACTCCATTACTTTCTGAGCTCCTGATTGTACAATTGGATCGTAAAGTGTCATTGTAATATCACCCCACTTACAGATACCTTTAAATTTCTGTTGTACGTTGATATGATTCAATACCACCTCACCGCACTCCATTTGAGGTCTGTTTATCTTTTTAACAATGTATGCTGGAATACCTCCCGAGTCACGTAGAATGAACCTATTTTGTACTTTAGGTTCAAACGGTGTGAACATTGAGTCTGTTTGTGGAATTAGAGTTGCCATGTGTATGTAAGTTTCTTATATATATTATGCGTTATCAAAAGTTGCTCCTGTAGGTAAGATGTTAAAGTCGATTACGATAAATTCAGCTGCTTTTGCAGGTTGAATATATATCTGACCATATAGAATGTTACGATCGATTACATCAGGTGTATTGTTTGTCTCATCCATTACCACTCTGAAAGCATAAAGACCTTGTCTTTGTTGTACAGTTGTTAAGTAAGGATTAACAATGTTGATGAATTTCTGTCTTGTTTGAGTTGTATTGTTTTCAAACACTAAGTAGCGAGTTGAACTTGCAATAAACTTTTTAAGAGCAATTAACAATCTACGTACATTGATACGATCTAATGCGGATGGCTTAGCTTGTAGTGTTTTTTGACCCCATACACAGATTCCTTGATTTGGGAATGTTGCAATTGGATTGATTCTATTTTCGTATAGATTATCTCTCTGTGTGAAGCTTAGTTTTGTTTCAATGTCAATCGCAGCTGAAATTCCACCTCTGTTTAAACCAGCTGGTGCAAACCACTCATAAGCAACGGTATCATTGTAAGCATGCACACCTGGAATTACTACAGATGGTGGTACCCAGACAGGTTTATTTTTATCTGTGTCTAGTATTTTGACCCATGGCCAGTATGATGCTACGTAGCTGCTATCAATTCCTGAATCTGATATTGCTTGTACTGCTGCTCCTAAAGATTGACCTTGTACAACTGGATCTGCAATTATGAATGTATCACCTCTGTCTTCAGCAACTTCAATTGCGCTATTAAGTACTACTGGGTGATCTGCGATTGTTGGTCCTGGTACTACAAGTAGGTTGATATCATATTGATCACCATTACCTAGTGCATTAAGTGCTTTTATGTATGCATCGGAGCCTGCAGTTCCTTGTATTGAGCAGTCAAATCCAAATACATTGGTGCTTAAAATTGAACTTCCAACTTTCTTAGTCAATGCTGGATCCATTCCATCAAATCCTCCTTGGAATGGTACAGAGAATTTAAGTATATTTTGAACATCCAATCCTTTGAAAGTTGATCCAGAGATACTAGAACCACCAGTGAAGGTTGAGTTACTATCTGTTTTAGATGCACTTGGATGAACAAATGAATTATCTAGGTTAAAGTTTGAATTAGCTATTACAGTTGATCCAGATGGAATTGGTTTTGTGTAGTTTGCGTTGTCTACTGATGCAAAATTCCAACCATAATAAACCTTCTTATTATACAATCCATTAATTGTTGGACTTGATATAATGAAAGATGCAGTTGGAAGTGAGTATTGGCCAGCAAGTGTTTGTGACATTCCTTGGAATCCAAACGGTTTTAAGCTTGGTACAACACCTTTAGCTGCAACATCTGAATCTACCTCTACGTATACATACTTAGATACATTGTCGTAGTCTCCTTTTTGTGAAATCTCACCAGATGTTTGATCTACTTCATAGTACTTATTACCAATTTTTCTTGCGATATAGCTAGGTGAATCTGGATCTAATGAGCAGTTTGAGTATGATTCAAGTACTACTGGTCTTTGATCTGTGTCAGAGTAGTCTCTTATGACAATAGTAAATAAACCATAATCACTTGCAGGATTGTCTCCTGGTAATGTGTTGTTAATAATGCTAATCTTATAAGCTGTATTTGTATCAGTTCCATCGCCTGTTGTTATAAACTTAAATAGAGGTGTTGGACTTTGTCCTGATATGTTTTGTGATGTTACCCATGGTGTAGATGCCGGTGAATAAGTACCATATACTGAACCGGATAGGTTATGTAGGTAGGGAGGGGACCCAGCTCCTGAAATTGTAATTGATCCAGATACACCGATAGTTGAGTCTAGGAATTCTTTAAAGTAAACATACAAATAACCGTTCTTAGTTGATTTAACTGAGGTGGTAAGTACTTTATCTAAAGAGATATTACTTGAACCTAGAGTAGATCCTGAAATAGTTTGAGTTGTTACTCCACTTCCAGATAAAGTTAATGCAAAAGATCCAGTTGCAGAGACAGTTACCGTTGGTGTTGTCCACAAATCCTTACCATCACTTGAGTTGTTTTTTCCACTTGGTAGAATTGCACCAACTATCTTAAATCCTAAAGATGATGAGTGAATTATTTGAGCAAATCCAGCAGCATATCCTTTAATTTGCAATACTCGGACAATTGTCACAGAGCTTGCATTTTGTAAGTATGCTTTTACTGTATATGGTACATATGTTTCTTCACTTAATCCACCAAATCGTGCGGTGAAATCGTCGAAGCTGTTTACAATCGTAGGTACAAATGCAGGGCCTTTTGAAGTTGGTCCGACAATTGCTGCTCCTATGTTTGCAATACCAGCTGGTAAAAATGATAAGTCTTTCTCGTTTGTGAAGACTCCAGGTGATACTAATCTTTCAGCCATGTTGTGTATGTTTTATTTTGATAATAAATATCTATGTATGCGTTCAAAACGCTAAATTTTTTTATGAACTAGGTGTAAATACTCCTGATTCTAAGTCAAGTGAGCCTACTCCATATTGATCACTTAAAGTTTTTGCAAATTCCTTCTCTTCAATATTAACTTCAATAATTTGATTAGTTAATTGATTATTTTGATCCTCTAAGGATTGTATGTATTCTTNAGCGCTTTTTTTAGCTAATGTTAGTTGTACTACTTGAATACCTAATACTTGATACTTTTCCTGTAGTTGTTTGATCTTGGAGATTTCTTCTTCTGTAAATGTTGTTTTTTCCATAACTTTTGTTTTATATAAATAGTCTTATTTTTAATTAACAAACATATAAGTTGTATTTTTGGTTTACGTATACGCAGGATCACCAACTAACATGTCTATTTTTATAAAGGTTGTTGTACTGGGTAGTGTATTGTCCACAAATGTTCCCAGGTTACTTCCTACACCATTAGGACTTTGATTATAGTATCTAATTCCTATGTTAGTACCTCTAAAACTACCTTTACTTAATAACAATAACTGTCCTCTTCTTCCAACTGTACAGTTTGAAACAACTACATTTTTAGCAATTTTCTCAAATCCATCCTGGAAGTTTACTGTATAATTAACTGTGGGACTACTACTTACGACCTTTGTTGGTATTCTTGGAGTACCGCTAAAGAATTCATCCATCGTAATAGTTCCCCCTCCGTCTATTTGAACATTATCAAAGTTACATCTTGAAGCTCCTAATACAGTTGCTCCATTTCTAAACCATACGTTTGTCCCTTTAGCTATAACTTGACCTTTAACATGTCTAAATATTCCTGAGAAAATTGCTTGCGTAGGTGTGTTAAATGTTACAACTCCGTTTGTATTAATTTCAAACTCACTAGCAATACCAGCTGCAAATGATGCTATGTTTATCCTTATATTTGTGTTACCGCCCATAATTAATTTAGCCGTTCCTGCGTTAGTAATATACTGTCCATTAATAAATGAGTCTAGTATTGTTGCAGAATACCCGCTACCATTAATAGTAAAACCACTATTGAAAGCTTGGTTAATTGATCCTAAATTTCTAACTGTTATATTACTTTTTAAAGTGAAACTAAAACCATTTATATTAGCAATTGTATTAAAAACAACATTTGGTAATACATCTACAAATGTACCGTTAAATGATGTGTTTACGGGTATTAAACCACCTTGTAAATGAGTAAAATTAAGCCCAAAAAAACTTAAACCAAAACCATCACCCAAAAACAATGTATTTCCATTACTTATGTCTACCACAGTGTCAGTCATAGAATATCTAAAAGCATTAAAACTTCCGTTTCCCGACCAGCAATTAAAATAAAATATTGTTGTCCCTGAAAAGTTATTTACTGAACTTACTGCATTTGTAAATGAAGTTAGGAAAAGAGTATTCCCATTCATAATTATTGGAGTACTGTTATCCGCTTGCGTCATTAATTTACATTTTAAATCAGAAGTTAGTGTGTATGTTTGAGTGCCTCCTCCTCCAATTGTTATATTTTCAAAATCAATACCGTTTAGGTTTAATGTATTAGTTGCCGACGCAATAATCCTTAAAGTTAATGTGGTATTAGCGGTAACAGTTATTGTACCTGCCGTATAAGTAAATGTTTTACTACCTAAATAACCCCAGATAAGCGAATTGACGGTGTAGCTACCAACAGTATTAATTGTTAAATCTAAGCCAACATTAACATTAGCAGATGCCGCAGCTCCTATACTTCCCGTACCAATCATTATTATTGATGTAGTACCTGTGATATTTCTTGCGCCTACGTTATTAGTTAATAATGATTTCTTACAACTCAAAGTGTTGCCATTGTAAGTCATTATAACTGCTGTTCCCGACTGTATTGTAAAGTTTTCACCAAACGTCCAATTATCTGCATAGGTTATTGTATGATTATTAGTAGCAGCGGCTATCTCAAAAGGAACACCTATTTCTTTACCATTTGATGTAAATGTAGAATTTGCAATTCCGACATAACGTAGCAATGATGCTCCTGAAAATATCATACTTGCTCCAAGAGTGATAGAACCCCCAACTGAAATATTAAATGTAAAAGTTATTGTATTTATATAACCTGTACCCCCATTAAAATTTAATGTTTGGCAAACTCTATTTAACGCATTAACTGTACAGTTACCACTATTATTTGTAAATATAACATCATCTGTAGCAAGAGGTACAGCACCTGTTGCTCCACCACCATCAGTTAAAGACCAATTAGCGGCATCACCCCAATTTGTACCTACGTTACGGAAATAATAAGTTGCCATTGTTAACCTGTATAGTCACCTGCAAATGCACAAGCATCAAAAAAGTCTACACTAGCCGCACCAAATACACTTTGTGCTACTGCTATTACTTGGCCAGATAACATTATTATAGGTTGATCAAATGTAAAAATTGATGTTGCACCTATTACTGTTGTTGAACGAGTAGCAGCTGGTGTTGCTATTTCTCCAATTAAACGATAACTAGACCCACTTGTGTTTGATAAAAAAATTCTATGCAGCATAGCAGATGATGCAGATGATGTTGGTTGTGAGTTTCTAAATCTTATACCATCTACTCTTGTACCATCAACAGCTGCTGTTACTACAGGAAATAGTGTACCTGAGCCATCAGCTGCTGTGTTACTTCCTGTAATGCGTGCAGGAAGAATATTTCCTTTACTAATAAAAATTGGTGTTGTATTAATTGCCATTGTTTATTGGTTTTAAAGATTCTAAATATGCTTCTAATTCTGCATTTGTACTTTCAGTAATTGCATATGAAACTATATTATTTTCTACAGTTTTTACAATTTTTATTTGTTTTATACCATATTGATTTAATGCAGATGTTGTTTCAAAAGATTCGTAAATTCCATCTGGAAATTCATTTGAGTTACAGGTGTGTGTTACTGGTTGATTTGGATTACTAGTTAGTATAGTACCGTCTATTGCTGTGTATTTCATGTTATATAAAATTATAATAGTTAAATAAATTTGAGGCTACTAATGGTTTAGTTACTGCTGTTGTTACAAATGCTGTATTTGCTATTTTGGTTGAGTTATTACCTGCGTTTTGAGTTGCGGCATCCGTAGCAAAACTCGCACTCAAAGCATATGAACTACTTAAAGCATAAGAGGATCATCAACATTCACTGGTAGTTTAGGAGTGTCAGGTTCAGAATATATAAAAGGTTCAGGATCCGCTGTTTTTAAAACAGATGGTTCTGTAGGTCCATTACTTACAGTAAATGATTCAAATAGTGGATCTTTATTCTCAGTAAATGATATTTCAGGTTTACCTATAGTAGATATTCGTTCTGATGGATCAACATTAATCGGAAGTAGTATCGCTCCATCACTTCATATTTCTAAAAAAGTAATATCAACAGGAGCACAAGCATTCGCTTTAGGAGGAACACTTATTCCAACTGCATCATATGATGGAGCATTTTTTGAATATGTAGCAAAATCAGGTTCAAATGCTAGATCAGGATATATTACAGCAACATGGAGTGGCTCAACAATTGTATCATCCTCTATCACATCATCAAATATAGGTACAACAACAGGTTTAGTCACATTCCCAGCAATATCAGGAAGTTATATAGTACTATCAGGATCAGCAAATGCTGCTAATTGGAACATTAAATCAATAATAAGAGCAATATAATGGGTAATATAAGATCACAAGCTCAATCAACAGATGTAGGTTATCGTTTAAATACAGATGGGTTAATATTTTTTATTGATACTATTAATCCATCAACATATCCAACTTCAAATGGATATATATATGATTTATCTATATCAGCTGGTAATATACTATTATCAGGATCTGTTCTCCCAGGAAATGACTCTAAGAGTGATGGACAATATGTGGTTGGTTCTGATGGTATTCCTTTCTTTCATTTTAATGGAGCTAATGCTTCTTCTTCTTTATGGCTTCGATTCCCAAATTCTAATCTTGTATTTACAGCCTCAATTGAAATGATTGTGAGTACAGAAGCATATGGTGGACAGGGTATTTTCGGAATGTTATTTGGTTTTAACTCATTATATCTTTTCCAGCAACAAGGTGATGGAAGTGTTGGATTTGGTACTGGTACTGGTGATTTACAAGGAATTAGTAGACTCACATCAAATCCAACTTGGCCTTTAAATAAATGGGTGTATGTTGTTGCTGAGGCTGTTCGACTTGGTTCACAATCAGATATTAATATCCTTAGTAATAAAATATATTTAAATGGAGTATCACAACCTACATCTGCTAGAGGAATTAACGGACCTACTCTGCCTGGCCAAAATAGAACATTGGTAAATGGAACAATGAAAATAGCAAAATAACATTGAACTAACAAGA